GTATAAGAAAAACAATAACTTTGCGATGACAAAATTATGAACAGCGATGCGAAAAGGAATTTTTCTTGTTTGCTTGCTATAACTACATCACTTCAGCAGTTTGCGCAGACAGCTTTCCAGTGCTGAGGTGACCACACAACAGAATATATCACTCCCAGCAACTGGAAAGGCTGGTGGCACACATGAGATGGAGATTTCTCCTGACCGTGGTACCACTATACCCTTTTGCCGGTAGCAGCAAGGAACCTCCATCTCGGATTGACAAGATGGAGGTTTTTATATGTCAAACAAAGCAAATCAGAGTAAAGAGTATCGTATCTACATCAAGGAATCCAAGAGCTGGGTGGACGTTAACAAGGAATTCTACACGAACTACTACCGTGAAATCAACGCCTACCGTAAGCGTCAGCAGGAACATGGCCGTTGTGTCTGCCCTGCAAGCAAGCGCTACTTATGCGACATGGATTGCTTCACCTGTCCTTATGCCAAGGCTGGTGACCAGCTTTCCCTTGACAACACCGTGAGCGACGGTGAAGGAAATGAAAAGAGCTGGCTTGAAGATGTACCGGATGAATCTGCAGCTATCGCTGAAGTGTTAGAGGATGCAGAACTTCTTAATGTCCTCTACGAAAAGCTGAATGAGCTGGATCCGGAAGGTCGTCTTATCTGTCAGCTTATTATGCAGGGAAAAACTGAACGTGACTGCGGCAAGGAAATGGGACTCTCTCGCAATACCTTTGTATATAGAAGGGACAAGCTCCTTCAGAAGCTCCGCTCCGAGCTTAAGGACTACATCTAATATGAATGGTCGTCCTCTGATTCTTCAGGGGACGACTTTTCTTTTCAAAAAATTTTTTATATTTTTTCGGCCAAACGGACATCTCACCTCCATTGAGTAGTGTAAGGCGAAACAAAACGACCTACAGAAACGGAGGTGAACATCGTGACACAGGCTTATCCAAACAGAAGCGGTACTGATGCAGAAGTGATTGCTACTCTCACTGCAATCAGTCAGGTATCCGCAAGAATGGCGAAGAATCTCAGAATCATCGCCGCACACAGACAATCCGAGGAAGGAGGAACAGAAAATGTCAAAAATGAACGATATGGCTATGAC